ACAGGCTCAAGGGTGTCAATAATCCTGTGTTCCTTCTGTGTACTGTGTCGTACTTCTTCTATAGTCACAGGATATGTCTTATGTAAGTAGGGCTTAAGCAACTCTGTGAACATACCATCACCAAAGTTACTCTCTACTAGTACTAGATTAACCTTGTGTATCTTAGCTAGGTCACATATATGCTGAAGAGTAGTATCACTATAGCCACCCTCAATGCCCCCAGCATCTACAACGTGCAGGAAACCATTAAGCATCTTAACAACAGCGTAGGCTGTCTCGTCAGAGCCTCTACCAGAGGGGTCAATAGCTAGTACTGATCCCTGATACTCAGCCCTTCCTATAGTATCCTCAGGAGCATAGAACTTATCCCCTGCTAACCCCACATTAGGGAGTTCGTTTAGGGGCTTGAAGATACCATACACCAGCTTTTCTGGTGCTGTGTCCTTATCACAGGAGTATACAAGTAGGTCACTCAGCTTAAGCGGATACTTGTTTGCGTCACTGAGGCTAGTATCCAACATAAATTGCAGAGCAAAACCGCTTCTACCATAACTGAGTTCTCTTTCTAGTAAGTCTTCATCATTAAATCGTTTAGGGTCCGTAGGAAGCCCGTACACGGCCTCTAGGTTATTTTGTAGGGAATCATACAGCGAAGGAGCTAGACGGCTCCCATAGGCCTTCTCTGCGCGATCTAGGGTAGGGTATCTAGCGGGCCATACCCGCATCTCGTAACCCCTACCTATAAGAGTGTTGTAGAGAGACATCTCATTCTGTGGTGTCCCAAGGTAGATAATCTTACCATCGGGCTTGAGAACAGCGTCAAATTCCTTGACAGTCTCCCCTAGTTTCTCTCGCATCATGTGTGTCATAGAGTTGTTAGGGACTTCTACGTCATCAGCAATAATAATATCAGCACGACTACCAGTAAGCTGTCCTGTGACACCCACAGACTTAACTGAGGGTGAGCCAGAGGCTTTAGCAGGTGCTACGTCAAAGGCTATCTTAGACCACCGTTGTCCATCCTTAGCCACTAGATGCTGGCATATAGGGAGTTCTACGATGATACGCTGTGTAAAGGTAGAGAAGTCATCAGCACGTGCCTTAGACGCTGACACAACCATAAACTTAAGTTGTGGGTTAAGGAGTAGCTGGTGTACTACGTAGGCAGCAGTTATGTAAGACTTACCTACACCACGGAAAGCCTCAATGATACAACGCTTAGGGCTGTGTTGTAGGAAGTGTGCTATGTCGTACTGAATAGGAGTAGGCTCAGGAAGTCCTAGATGTTGCCATACTAGGTATGTAAAGTTCCTAAAGTCCTTTAGAGCCTCAGGAACGGCTTGTTGTTGTTGCATGGTGTCTACCTACCTCTCAGGTGCTAGACCCCCCTCAGAGGGGCTTAAATCGCTATTAAAGGGCATTTAATCATCGTACATAATGTCTATGGGATGGTCATGGGCATCGTTAGCCTTAGCCCACACAGCATTGATGGGAGCTACTGAGAACTCAAAGGTAGTATCACCAATCTTATTTCCTGTGACTGCTCCCTCAATCTTAAAGCCTGTAGCAGTAGTAGGAGGTGTAGTATCAGTACCAAACCCCACTTCTATCTCATGTGTATCGTGGTGGTTTTGTATGACTAGATAGGTACGCTGAACATTAGTGTTTAGTACCTTAGTCCAGTTACCACCTATCAGGAGTACCTGCTGCGTCTTTAGGGTAGCATTAGGACCCTCTCTCATTGCATCTGCTCCGCAACGTCAAAGGGCAAGTCCTGTAGCAAGTTAGCCATAGGACTCTCTGCCATGATGACATCCAAGGATGCTCCGTTGTCCTTAAGAAACTTAACAGCCACTGATAGTTCACTAGCTGTAGCTTCCCCACTACGTACTCTTAGTAGTAGTTCTTGGGTGACAGCCTCATGCAAGCTGTCTATCAGTTGTTTTTCTGTCATGTCGGTTTCTTCTTATACTTGTCTGTTTTAGGAAAACCAGCCTTCATGTTAGCGTAGGCTTTAGGGCTGACAGTAGACTTACTCTTAGGTCTGCTAGTGCCAGCCTTCTTACGTTTGTTAATATTCTCATACAGGCTCATTTAGCTACCCCTTTTATCTTCTCAGCCGTACGTAGGCCACCAAGACCAAGCATACCTAGAAGCACAGTCATCAGGCTATCCATGTCAAACGCAGGTAACTCTGGTATCTCTATGCCTAAGTAAGCGCATACAAACATTGTGACAGGGGCAAATATAAAGTGCCAACCCATCGCACTCGCTAGTATCCAGCCAAGGAAGGGTCTCCAACCCGCCACAAAGATGCTACGGTGCTGTGCCTCTGCCTTATTGATCTCAAGCTGACCCTTAGCCAACTCTTGTGCATGACGCTCAGACATAGTTGCAATCTCATGTGCAAGCTTTGCCTTCTCACCAGCATCAGGGATAAACTTATCCAGTAGACCTGTAACTGGTCCTATTAGTGCTTGTAACATTATTATGATCCTTATGTTCGTGTCCCATCCAGATGCCAAACACACCTGTCATTACACCCATTACTACAGATACAAAG